ATCGTCATCCGTGTCGCTCTCTTCCTCGACATCCTCCGGATCGTATGAAATCTCGGATGAAATGTCACTGTCCCAATCCGTATCATGTTCGTCTGTTGCGTAATCGTCAGTCACCTTTTCGACAGGTGAAAAGCGTTCAGGCTTTTTGATGATACGTCCAGACCTCGTGCGCGTTTCCATTTTCTATTCAATAGAGGTTTCTTTTAATGTATTTAAAATTGAAATCGGAACCGTGTGATTCATTCCCTTGTAACTCTGACATCCTTCGTCATGACATCTCTGGTGGATGAGACCGCGTTGGATGTCAATGACAAAATAGACGTGATTCGAGTTGTGTTCCGCGCGTTTGTGCATACAAAACTTTGAGGTTGTCTGTATCATAATAGTCTTTTTTACACACGATACCTTTCGTACATGAATTGAATAGTCTGGTGGAGGACAGAGTCCCTTGAATCGCATCTCGTTTTTCATACACGTGGCTAAAAAGTCTTCAATCGTGGACGATGACAGCCGTTTATGATCACGGGGAAGGTCGGGACCCGTTCGTATCGAGCAGAGACGGAGAATATCGACATTTGGCTCCGGTGAAAGTCTGCGTCCACTTGGAAGTTCCATAAGAGGGACGTATGGATCCTCATCTCCCTGAGGACCCTTTTTGTGTGACCAGAGCATTCGTATACCCGACCCCTTGTATACCGACATGTCCACGATAGGATTTCCAATTTTTGAAGCGAGAGCCTGGGCCATCGATACATCGACAATCAAGTCTGGCCAATGCATGTGTATACCAGACTTGATGGCGTTCTTGTATTTTTTTGGTGCCGAGTGCGCGACGATGCACCGACCGGATACTGCGTCGTGTATACTCCGGGCAAGTGCGAAAAATTTAAATTTTGGTGTCTTGAGTTCTGTAGCGAACAATTTCGAATGTTTGACATGTTCGATATACTCATTGAAAAATTCGTCCGATTTACCAATCGGCACAAAAAACAATCCACCATCCATAAGTGTATGTGACTGTGCTATCCCATTGCTCTTCCGCCATTTATACATTATGCAGAGTATGATTTTAATGTTTAATGGTGCCCGTGATACGACTTGAAAAATCCTCTGAAAGTACTTGCGCCCGTTTAGCCTCTTTAAATTCATCGAGTGTCGAGAGGAGTTTATAGACGGGCCACTTTTCCCATTCGGGATTCCGTTCCCCTCCAAAATATGTAGCGAGTTTGTTGATGATTTCAGATTTGCTCTTTGTCATGTTATCAATAGACGATATAAAATTTATCATTTTTTTCCGAATTGAGAGCCGTGTAAAATTCTGAATTCTGAATCACTTTGTTGTACACGAGTGACCAGAGATTCTGTTTTGTTCTGAGTTCATCGATGGTTGCAAAGTCTAAGCTATCATTTTCGTCGTATTGTTTTCGAAAACACACCTGATTGGTGTCCATCAAAAGTTTTTCATATTCAAACTTTTTCTTAATCGATGTCATATCATCCAGTGTCAAATCCACGAAGAAGATGTATACATGGTAAATCGATTCCTCATACGAAAAGACATTTGTGAACCGAAAGTAACTGTATGTCCCTCGCTTCAGATTTACTACCCCGCGTGTCTCCTCCTCGAGCTCTCGAAGAGCACATCGGAGAGGGTTCCGAATCTCCCGTTGTCGACATCCACCAGTCACAAACGTCCACTCCTTGAATCGTTTATCGAGTACGACGAGAAATTTCAATCCGTCGGGGGTCTGTATAACCGGTATAGCCATAGCTTTATGGAGCGCCATTGCATTCCTAGAATATATACACATCAAAATCTTAAAGAGGCCATTCCATTTCGGACACTTAGGATGGTGTATACAATCACGTATAACATTCCAGATGCGTTGATACGAATATCTTCTCCTGAAAACCAGCGGTATCCTGTGAGATCTGAACTGTTTGTGTCGGTACAGAACGGGATGAGCGTTTTTATCCGTATAGAATCCGTTCCGATTCCTTTCGGGACACGGACCAACTGAGTCGATGCAATTGAGAAAAAGTATATATAGAAACGATCATCGACGAGTGTCCTGTACCCATTGGTGGGACAGGTGAACACGAGTTGAGATTGGTAATATATTTTTGACACCCCGCCCTCCTCTCTGCTATAATATTCATCCGTCTGCCCAGATTCAAATGCATCTCTCGAGTCCCGTACGGTGGACGGAATGCTAATAATTTCGAAAATTTCAGATGTTGGAGGATTTCCAGACACTTGTAGAGTTTCGGTGTCTATAACATCATACAATCCGTCCGTATATGAAATGATATACTGTTTGTGTCGATGTGTTGAATAGTGATTCTGAGCGGCAAATGTATAATTTTGCAAGGTGCCATCAAGGAACTGAAACCCGATGCTTCGAAACACGATGAAAAGACTATTATTGATAATGTATCCATCGATGATATCATCCGAATACGATGCAACGAGTGAACCATCCAAATTCCTGACTCTGCGCCGACACAGGATGTATGTCCCAACTATTTTGAGAACCTCGTCGTCATCGATTCTGAGTGATATAAATATTTCACAAAACTCTCGTAATACATTGAATATACATCGTCCGAAACGAGATTCTGAATCGTATCCATACAGTTCAATACTGTGTATATCTATCAATTGGGCGTGAATTACCCGATACGGAATGGAAATGAGAACCGGTGTCCCGATAAAATCCTGTGTTTTGGTCGACGAATGATTGGTGAACGCGATACGAAGTGGCATAACATTATACTCGCGTTCTAACCGAAAGGTATCGAGTCGAAAATCACTGGATGCAATATATTTCACAGCCCCGTATATGGAAAATGGAACATTTGGTTGTATTTTCTGTGAAAACACTCGATGGTAGAGAATGTCCGTGTCGGGAATGGTTTCGTCTACCCACGCGTGCATCAAGTGAATGGAAATTGGAAGATTATTCGGTTTGACAACGAATTCAATGTCATGGTACCGCATATTTTTCAGAGGGAGCATTGGAATCGGAATCGGGAGAAATTTAGTAGAACTTCTTGGTGTATATCCATTATATTTACTCATCAGCACCGGGTTCAAAACAGTCAGATAATAGTCGTCCCATGTATCAATCTCCTGACCCCCTATGAAGAGAGAGATACTCTGAATCTGTGAAGGGAATTCGGATTCATAATACAAATATGCGTACAGGAGTACGTCACCCACCTTTTGAACTTTATACACACCGTTGAACACCGGACACGAAACCGACTCGAATGCAAACGGGGTGTGGCGCTTATACACCGCGTGGAACGCCATCCTACTCTAGACGACTGTATTTAATTGCTGTAGAGGAGTGCACCCATGCCCTGGTTGATGCGGAGCACGTTGTAGTTGACCGCGTAGATGAACCCACTCTGTGCGGTGTCGACAATGTCGGTGCTGAGACCGAGGCTATTATCCGTGAGGAGCTTGAAGGTATCGATGCGGGAGAAGTTGAGTGTTCCGGTGGGCTGGAGTTTGGAGGTGTCGAGGCAGAAGGGGATGAGTGCTGTGTCCGGCCTGGTTGAATCGTACCCAAACTGGGTGTGGTAGTAGAGGGTCGCTTGGGTCCAGTGGGGGAGGGCGCGGTCATTGCCGATATCCACCCCGTTAATCTGGTACCTGAGCTTCTTTTTGGCATCGTCATATGTGCGTGCAGGGAAAGCGATGAATTTCACCGGGTGGTTGAATGGGAGCTCCTGCTGGTACTTCTCGGACACAATCATGCGCTGGACTTGGTACATGATGACATCCTGTGGTTTGCTCGCAAAATGCTCACGCTCCGCCTTATCGAGGTAGATGAAGTTTGCCCAGCACCGGTACACCACTGAACCGTTAGTCACTGGTGCTTTCCAGGTGATGCGAATCTCAACATCGTGAAACTGGAGGGCCACGAGTGGAAGCGCGGAGTTGAAATCCTTACAGAAGAAGAACTGGAGCGGGAAGATGTCAGTGGAGCCGGCGGCGCGGAACTTGGTGGAGAAGGTGGACGAGAGCATGAGTGGCGCGAGTGTATTGGAAAAGTAGACATCCTGGGTATCAATCACCTGCCCCCCGATGACGAGCTCAACCTTATCGATGACGTCCCCCCAGGTGACAGATGTGGCCAGGCCAGCATTTGTACGGGCAGTAAAATAAACATAACTGAGGAGATCGCCCTTCTTCTCAAAGCGAATCGTTGACATACCCTTCGGACCCGGATTGCCTTGAATAAGCTGTTCCTCGACGGACATGGCGAAATGAGTATGGCGTTTGTAGGACGACCGGAAGAATGAAATTTCAGGGTTCCCAGTGAGATGGGCGTCCTGGATACCAGTTGCGACGAGTTGAACCACGCCTCCCGACATTTATTATCAACAAGTATTTTTTTTACTCTGAAAATGTGTGGTTGTACACATTATCCTTGAGCTGGCGTTTCGCGATCGTGAGCGAGTCGCCTGTCGCCAATGCATTTGGTGTGTCCTTGTACGGGTTCACCTCCTGAATTGCCGTCCGAATGTAGCCGTTGGGAATTGGTGCAGCTCCTTGTATCATCGGGACGCTATTCTGGTCCGATTTGGTCCCGGTGAGCATCCCATGAGCACCCAGTGGATGTGCACGGACGTTCATATTTCCTGGATTTCCTGCCCGATGGGGCTTCGCCCGAGCGTCTTTGCGATCGAGGCTCTGGTTTCCGGTGACCATATAGGCGCTGTTCATCGGATTGTTGGCGATGATGAGGGGTGCACCCAGTAAATCAGTTTCGCGACCAATCGTCTGGTCTTTGATGGTTGAACGACTTCCCTTGACAAACCTGGAACGTCCTTCAGGGGCACGAATGACGGCTGACCCGGGCATTGGTGCACGAGTGTACACCTGATCCGGTCTATTTTTAGCGAATTCGAATGAACCGTCAGTTCCTCTTGCCACTGGAGCAGTGGGATTCACTGGAATTTCACGAATATACTGGTGAAAACCACCTGTTGCTGGAACATCGGGTCCGACACCGAGACCTGGCCCCACACGGGTCCATGGATTAGGACTCAGATTCTTCATGGTATTGGTTACATTTTCACGTGAAGCGGTGTTGTATACGGGTTGTCCGTATGTGTGTCGAGTGGCATCCGGAACAATGTCACGGAAGGATGGCGTCGTCTCCTTGCGCCCAATGGGTGGTTGAGCCACCTGTGTGTCAATAGTGACAGGGACCTGTTTTGGAACCTGTGTAGGTGGTGCATCCGTCATCTGTTTTCCAATGTATGCGAGCCCAACGACGGCGGCAAGGGCAACTGCATCCATCTTATTATACCTACTTATTAAAATATCTCTGCTGTAGCAGAGCATTCTGTATCGTTGCACGGGTACTGACTGGTTCAGTGTCCATAATGACAATTGGACCAGTGGGGTAGATGTTCGGAAAGTCAAAAGGCCTGGACTGATAGTCCTTTTTATAGTATGACGTGCTCTGTGGCCGGAGTTCGTTGTCTACATCGACGTTATAGTTCATTTACTCTAGGTCCACATATATTTTATCGCCTATTCCGAAGCGTAAATTCATCAGAAATCCGTGGTTGGCAGAATGCTTGGTTTGCTCTACAATTTTCTATACGACCTCCGTACATAAAGTCCAACATCCCATCCTGGTCACTGGGGATGGTCGTGTTGGGCATGGTGTACCACTGGCGCTCAGCGTTACGACTGTCCGAAGGAAAGATGGAGTCCATCTGGGCACGGATGAGGTCAGGGTCAGCATACGTCGCTGGTCTATTCGGATAGTCTTGGTAGTCGGATATGAGAACATTACCGACTGGATTATCTCGAGATATCATGGACGCCGTGGGTCCGTTCGGAGGTTCAAGTTTCACCATGATAAAGATGGATGCGATGAGTATCCCCATGAGGATAATCACCCTGACATCACGTTTCATTGCGTATACGATGAGAGAGCTGTATATGATAAAACGAGACGTGGCGTTGATACGTTCGTCATACGTTTGGCGCTGTGATGGCCAAAAGTCGAGTGGTTTACGTATCAGCTCAGATGGGTTGTAAAACCACATCATTTACTCTGTTCGGGTATTTTTTCCCAGCAGTTTCGAGAGCTCTGGACCATTGCTCTGGAGCATCTGTCTCGCAATGGACTCCACTGCATTTAGAGTTTCCTGCGGAAGCATACTGATGGTGGTACCCAGCATGTAGAGGGTTTGTAGATATTGCCAAATAGCCGCCTTGGTCTGTTCAGTTGTGTTTTCAGCAGACCAGTGCTCGGCGATGTTCAGGGTGTGTAGAAACTCGATGTTCTTGGCGTCCTGGGTAAAGATGGTCTCGTCCTTGCTCATGAGTTTACCGGCATGAGGTGTAATACAATCCATGAATGTGGTCATCACAAGCCTCGGGTTCGTCTTGCGCATGAGAAGTGTTGCGGAATGTGCATCCTTGAACGCCTGCTCCTGTGGGAACACATCTCTGAGCTCCATTAGAAACTGCTCCATCATATCGATGAATGCACCAATCGATGTTGACATTTAGACACTCTATGTATTATACCTTTAATAGCGGCTCTGTATACATCTGACCGAAGTGTAGAATGAAATACACCAGGAGAGCAACAAGTGCAGCTGGTTTCAGGTACACATGGTTCGGAAGCTCCTTCTTTCCGTTCATGTTCAGGGTGATGT